TTAACTATAGATCCTAATGATCAACAAAAATGGTATATATTTAAAAACAGCACAGGACAAACAGCTACAATAAAACAAGGTGGTGGTAGTGGAACAACTGTTGCTATAGCTAATGGAGCAACCAATATTGTTTATGCAGATGGTACTGGATCAAATGCTAATATTGCTTTAGTTCCTACAGATTTAGTTAATGATACAACTCCTCAGTTAGGGGGAAATCTTGATACAAATGGAAAATCTATATTATTTGGATCAAGCAAATGGTCTATAATATTAGATACTGGTGATAACGATTTATTATTTAAGTATAATGGCACTACTGTTTTTAAATTAGCGTCTAGTGGTGCTGTAACTTCTGCAAACAACATAACAGCTTTTGGAAGCCCATAATGACAATAACAGCTTCAGGTACAATATCAGCTTCAGATATAAGAACTGAATTTGTCGGTGGAAGTAGCGCTATAGATATATCTAGTTTTTATCGTGGTGCAAATACTAATGTAAAATCTAATGCAGCAAATAATACAGCAACTAATTTAGCAGCTGGTGTTCCAACAAGTGGCGCTATTAGTTTTAATGATTTTTACTCTCAAGCTAAAGGCTGGAAGAAAACATTTTCTTCTAATGCCACTCAACAATCAGGTACTGGCATATTTGGTGACGATTACTCAGTAGATTACCCAAAACAAGTTGTTGTAAATTCTAGTGTTAATTTATATAGCACATCCTCTGGAACTCCCGCATTGGACTTTGCCTCTGGTGGCGCAGGTTCTATTACAGTAACTAATTCGGGTAATATATATGGTCAAGGTGGTTCTGCTGGTTCTGATGGTGGAATAGCAATTAATGCTGCCGTTGCTGTTACAGTTGTTAATAATAGTAGTTCTAATATCAAGGGTGGTGGTGGCGGAGGTGGTAATGGTGGTGTAGGTGGTGTAGGCAGTGCTGCTGTTGCAGCTCAAGCATCTAGTGTTACAGATAAAACAGGAGATAAGCCTGATTTTGTGTCTTATGCTGTTGATACACAGTTTGGACCAAGAGCTTGGTCAGGTATAGGTAGTGGTGAATGGGGGCTTAATGTTCAACAAGGAACGTCAATGAGTTCTAGTATTTCAGACATGGGTCCAATGTGGTATAGTTTTCAAGTCAATACTCAAGCAGAATATTCTTTATCTGCAAGCATAAATAATCCTTTTCCAGAAAATAACTATGGAGGACATCAAGGTAACCCTGTTATTAATATAAGTACTTCTGAAGACACAAAAAGCCAAGGTCAAGGAGGAGATGATTATGGAGCAGGCACATCTTGGTCAACATCTGGATGGAGTGCAAAAGCAAATTTAGCAGCAAATACAACGTATTTTTTCTGTAATTATACTGAAGGTCCTTATGGAAGCTCTACTGGTGGTGGTGGTAAGTTTTTTTACAATAATATGTATTCTTCCATATCTCTTGCTGTTAGATCACCATCTTCTGGTGGCTCTGCTGGTGCAGGTGGTGTTGGTCAAGGTTTTGCTCAGTCAGCTGCAAGTGGTGGAAGCGGTGGCAGTGGTGGCTCTAATGCAGGGTCTGGTGGTGCAGGTGGAGCAGGTGGAGCTTTAGGTGCAAATGGCACAGCTGGTTCTACTGGTGGCAATGGTTCAGGAACAGCTATATCTTATCCATCAACCGCTCCAACAAATGGAGCAGGCGGATCAGCTGCTGGTTCTGCAGGGTATTACATATTAGGTCAAAGCAATGTATCATTAACTAACAATGGAACAGTGGCAGGGAGAATAGGATAATGGCTTTTGTGCCTTTAAAATTTAAAGCTGGTATTGTATCTGATATTACTCCTTACAGTAATGAAGGTGGTTTTGTTGATGGAGACAAGATAAGATTTAGATTAGGCACACCTGAGAAAATGGGTGGATGGTCTAAGTATAGCCCTAATGTTATTGAAGGCTCTGCAAGAAGGTTACATAATTGGGTTGCTCTTGATGGCTCTGATTTTATGGGTATTGGTACAGAATTAAAATACTATATAGAAGAAGGTCAAACTTTTACAGATATAACCCCTATAAGAAACACTACATCTGCAGGAGACATTACTTTCAGCGCAACAAATGGATCAACTACAATAACAGTTACTGATCCTGCTCATGGTGCAAATGAAAATGACTTTGTTACTTTTTCTGGTGCCGCAAGTTTAGGTGGTAATATAACTGCAGCTGTTTTAAATAAAGAGTATAAGATTGTTTCTCTTATAAGTTCTAATTCATATACGATAACAGCTAGTTTAGCTGCTAATGGATCAGACAGTGGTAATGGTGGGTCTAACGTTGTTGGTGTGTATCAATTAAATACTGGACTAAATACAACTGTAGGAGGCACAGGTTGGGGTGCTGGGCAGTGGAGTGGTACAACTAGTAGTGCTTTATCAACAACATTAGCAGAGGCATTAGATAACAGTGAAACTGCCATAGATGTTACAGATGAAACAGGAATGAACACAGCTAATGATGTAGTTTTAGTTGGATTAGAGTTAATGTTAGTATCAGCTACAACAGATGATAATACTATGACAGTCGCAAGAGGACACTCTGGAACAAGTGCAACAACCCATGATAATGGATCTTTAGTAAGATTAGCCGTTGGCAACACTTTAACCACAGATGATTTTGTAGGTTGGGGTAGTGCTGCGTCTATTACAGTTCCGGGAGCGCAAATAAGATTATGGTCACATGATAACTTTGGTGAAGATTTATTACTTAATCCAAGAGATGGTGGTTTATTTTATTGGGACAGATCAGGTGGATTAGGTGCAAGGGCTGTTGAGGTAAGTGCAAGTGGTTTATCTGGTACAAGAACAAGTGTACCACAAATAGCTAAACAGATAATAGTCTCTGACTCAGATAGGCATATTATAGCTTTTGGATGTGATGGATTAGGAGCAACTGTAGCAGCGACACAAGGTAGTGGCGCACAAGACCCATTGTTAATTAGGTTCTCATCTCAAGAGAATCCTGTTGATTGGTTTCCTACAAGTACAAATACAGCAGGTGATTTAAGGCTTGGTGGTGGTTCTACATTTATGCAGGCAGTAGAAACAAAACAAGAAATACTTGTTTTTACAAATAAAAGTTTACATTCTTTAAAGTTTATTGGACCTCCTTTTACATTTGGTATTAGAGAGTTATCTAAAAATATAACAATTATGAGTCCTGCATCTGCTATAGCTGTTGATGACTCTGTTTACTGGATGGGCGTTGATACATTCTATGTATATTCTGGTGGAGGTACACAGCAAATACCTTGCTCAGTAAAAGATAAAGTATTCTTAGATTTTAACTTAGAAGAAAAAGATAAAGTACATGTAGGTGTAAACTCAGAGTTTAGTGAAGTTATATGGTTTTATCCTACTAAAAGCAGTTCAGAAGTAGACTCTTACATAACTTATAATTATGCTGAAAATGCATGGTATTTTGGAACATTAGCAAGACAGGCTTGGTTAGATAGGGGGATAAGGAATTTGCCTATAGCTACTGGTGGTCAGTACTTATATAACCATGAAGTTGGATATGATGATGATGGAGTTGCCATGACATCTTTTGTTGAGTCTGCTCCAATGCGCTTTAGTCAAGATGAAAGTTTTTCTTTTGTTAATAGAATTATACCTGATGTTAATTTTAATGGCTCTACCAATATTAACCCTAGTATTGACTTTACATTAAAAGCACAAACATTCTCTGGATCTGGTATAACACAAACCTCTACTGGATCGGCACAAAGATCATCGACTAGCCCAGTAGAAACGTATACAGAAAAATTAGACTTTAGAGTTAGAGGCAGAACATTTGCTTTGCGTTTAGAATCTACAGGTTTAGGAACTAAGTTTAAGTTAGGTACACCACAGGTAAATATTAAGGAAGATGGTAAGAGATAATGCTTGTAACAACCATACCACAATATGTTTTAGGAATGACAAATGCTAAAGTTGATTTAACAACAACTAATGCAACAGTTTTATACACTGCTCCTAGTGCAGCAGATTTTAACTCATCTGTTATAAGCTCAATACTAGTATCAGAAGACTCAGGTAATGCAGACACTATAACTGTTACATTGACTAGTGGCACAACTGTATTTAGTTTATTTAAAGTAAAGGCAGTAGGAGCCAATACAACAATAGAACTATTAACTAATGATTTAGTTTTACAAAGTGGAGAGATATTAAAGGTAACTGCAGCAACAGCTAATAGACTTCATGTTGTCGCTAGTGTACAGGAGTTTGCAATACACAGAACACCGCAAAGTGCATTGTAATGACAGCATTTATGTTAGTATGTTACTTGGGTTTGCAAGTAGAGGGCGGTATATATTTTAAAGATGTGAATAATTGTATTAGTTTTAAGAAAAGATTGCACAATCAAGTTATTATGAAGAATAATAAAGAAGAGGTTTATCAATGTATGTGTAAGTTAGTCCCAACAATAGACCCAGATACAGTGAGGATATATTAATGGAAAACATGGTATTAGATGCTTGGAATGATCTTAGCTATATAGAAGGTGCT